TATGCTGTGGACTTTAATCACATCAGACTCATGTTTATTTTAACCTTTTTAATGATTGGGTAAAAATGGGATATTATGGGTTATTCTGGGTTATTCTTCCGCCAATGATAATCTTTGTAGTCCGCCAGTCTTCTAAGAGTATCAGAATCGTATGCTTATCTTCTTACGAAATCTGTCTATCTCTTCAGCTGTCATCTTGAATTTAGGGCGTAATCCACCATATCGTTTTATCATGTCTGCATCTGGTTGATATAATGGATCGTTATTGGGATGTGATACGAGAAGGTCATTCCATCCATGATGACCCATGTATTCTTTAAGAAGGCGGAGCTCTCTTTTGTTTAGAGTGATTCCGTTGCTCTCCACAGTCTTCTCTCTCTTAGCATTTCTATACCAGCGAGTTGTTCTTCCTCTGTTCTGTTACGCCATCCCTGTATTTCTTCTTTAGTGCGTGAGCAGCCAAGACAATATCCTTCATCGTCATATGTGCAAACTTTAATACATGGTGAATATTTTGCTTTTGGCATGGAATTATTTATGTATAATTAAATGAGATGCTCATTCTAATTTGATGCGACATATTGGACTCCACTGAATGAAAGCAGTCAGATGGAAACAGTACAAGCTTATTGGTTACAGGTGAAATGCGTATGGGTGGGTCATATAGTGTGGGATTGCTTCTCATGATTGTCCCTTGAAAAACAATGTCACCCATGTTGTCATCTGGTATGGAAATATAGTATACACCGCTCATACCTACAGGAGAAGCAGGTGGTGTTCTGTCATAATGATCATGTGTGGCGTTGAAGTGTCCCTCTCCGTTTACATTGATCCACCAGTGAGCCATGCTTACTGTATCGTTTATTTCATGCGTGTAATGGTCGATGCATTTCTTTAAGCTGGACGGCATATCCTCTGGCTCAATCAATATACTTTGATATCCACCCACGTTGGATTTTACTCTACCGATTTGTGTGTAATCTCCAACAATTCGTGACATTGTGTCTTCGTAGGAGGGTAGGTGAAGTGTGTGCTCGTGTATTATCTGTCCCATGCCTTAATCGCAGTGAAATTATTAAACGAGAACTCCATACGGTCCACCAGCTTGACAGCGTTTCCTTTTACACGATCAATTGCAACGTATCCCTCTGGGTTGGTTACCTTAAATCCGTTAGGTGTGCGAATGAATGTTCCAATGGATTTTACTTTGTCCAATTTGGTCACAATAATCATTTTTGCGTCAACAAGTAGGTTCTGGAAAGCAATTACCTGTTTGAGATTTGCTGTGTGACGCTTGACTTCTCTCACATACTCTTTCTGTATGTTTTCGTATTTCTCTTTTCCCTTGTCTGACTTTGCTTTGTCTATCTGTTTCTGTATCGAGTCAAATACCCATTCCTCGTATCCTTTTGCGTGTGCAGCAGGGTTTGTGATCTTCTCTCCCTTTCTTACCTTGCTGTTATTATATGTCTTGAGAGAGGCACCAGCAATTTGACCTGTCATGCTGTCCTGTAGCCTTAGGAAAGCACGCAATTTGGGCCCGTTGATCGTTTGAAATGTTTTACCCGTGTCCGACAATATTTTTGTGATCTTATCTGTCTCAGCAGAGGTAAATGTGGCAGTTCCAGAGGTATCTTTGTAAGACGCATCATCCATCCATACAGAAGATGGTGTGCTCAGTTTACTTATATCAGCACCGAACTTTGCCTTCATGTCAGGCAATGAATTTCCTGTATATGTGGTGTGCCAGACGATACCAATGTTTGCACCCTTAATCTGCTTACCAAAATCGCTATCCACGGGGACTGCATATACGATTGTATTGGGCTGAAACGTATAATATTTTACACCATCAATATCATCTGTCTCTACATCATCCGTAAACATAAGGTCACCCTGTAGAACTCCCTTGATGTTAAGCTTGGAGAGCTCTTCCAGTGCAACCTTGAATTTTGCGTTCAGTGTGCCGGATAGGTCATCGTCAATCTCTTGCACTGTCTTGTATAGCTTTGGATTGACGTTAAACACAGACTTCTTTGCAACGAAAAACTTACCATCTTCTGGGTCTATTCCAGCAAAGATTGCTGGCGCACCATCCCACTTTACAGTCATATTGACTGATGACCGACTCTCGCCTGCCATCATATCTCTTAGTGACCGCAAAAAGTTGATTGCTGCTCGACCACCGTCAACACCAAAATTAAGGATTTCATCCTCAAGGTGTTCAAGGTGCAAGTTCTTCCCAGCCTTATCTTCTGTAAGTTCTATAAAAGATATCATGGTATTATTTATAGTGCGTTATTTCACTTTAAATGTTTCTTCTAGCACTTCTATTCTTTGTTTGATGGGTGCCATCTCATCAACATGCTTACGAATAAGCGGTAAATTTAGCTCTCCATATCTTGGATTGTTCACAAGATTTTCAACAAGAGTTTGCAAGTGGTCTAACTCTGCCTGATATTCTTTTTTTAGATCACTAAGTGACATGTCGTCTCTCCTTATACTTTCCAACCATCACCAAAATCAGTCTGGTCGAAAACAGCCTCTACAAATTTATCGTCCGCCCCTTTTCGTTGATTACTGTCAACAAGACCAGCCTGTTCACTTTCTTCAACGTCAAAGAGTTTCATTTTTGCACGATCTACACCTATAACGAACCTTTTATTTATGGTCGGATCGTTATATCTGTTCTTTAATTGTTTCACTGCAATCTGATCTAATTCTTCAAGTTCTTCATTACTAATGAGCGCAAACATGAGGTCAGCCGTAGCTGGTAGACCAAAGCTCTCTGACGTATCTTCCAAGCCAATGTCTGTATTGGTGTATCCACTCCTTGTGGTTTGTGTAGCCGACATAATCGGGACGTTTGTCTCAACTGCGAGTCCCCTAAGTTCTTCAGCAATTGCCTTGATGTACATATACGAGTTAACATTTCCATTCGCCTTAAATCTAGATGAAGCACAAATATTCAGATAATCCACAAAGATGATATCTGGTTTGAAAGATTTCTTGACCGCAAGTTCTTTGATCAGTCCTCTAAAGTGATTACTGTGAGCAGATGCAGTGGGATATTCTTTGATCACCAACTGCCCGCTCGTGTTATTCACGATTTGACCTATCTTGTTGTCGAACATTTGCTTGGGTAACTCATGCAAATCGTCTATAGAAATATTCATGAGGTTTGCATCAATACGCTCAGCAATACGTTCCTCAGCCATCTCCAGAGTGATATACAGGACGTTTCTACCCTGACTCAAACAGTTTGCTGCCATATGACACATGAACAACGATTTACCAACACCAGTGCCCGCAAGAACAATGTTTAGTGTTTTCTGTGGCAGTCCACCCTTGGTGATACGATTGAAGAAGTCCAGATCAAATGGAATCTTCTCCTCTACCTTATGGTAGAACTCAAACCGGGCATCAGTATCGTGTAGATAATCGTGACCAACACGGTTATCAAAACCAACAGCAAGGGCGTCCGTAAGAATTGTAGGTAGAGCATCGACACCTCGTTTTTTATCTTTTCCATCAATAATCGCAATACCGTCCACAATCGCATTGTATACTGCCTTATCCTTACAAAAATCCTCTGTAGTCTCCACTAACCAATCAAAAATCGCATTTTCGTCTTCTTTAAGCTCCTTAACTACTGATAATACTCGTTTATAATCATCCTCGTTTAAGTCTTTGCGACTGTCCAGCTCAACCTCTAGAGCGTTCTGATTTGGTAGATCATTATACTTATCTACAAATTTCTGTATCTCCTCGAATACAGTTCTCTCTGTCCTATCAGAAAAATAGTCACCCTTGATGAAGGGCAACACCTTTCTTGTGTATTGCTCGTTGTGTATTAGATTGGCTAGAATAGTCTTTTCAATTGTCTGCATTCATAAACCTTTTTTCATCTCTGTAGGATTGTCAAGTGTCTTCTTCAATTTCTTCGTTTTCAATGATATCAACCAATATATCACCGATCAATTCAAAAAAGTCTTCACCGAAGTCCTCTTGACTCCAACCGTTACTGTCTATGATATCATATTCAAACTTAAATGGCAAGGTCCCATCTGGATTTGGTTGTTTTTCTTCTGGGATGTACACTTTACCATATGCGTATATGACACCCTGATAACGTCCAGCCTGTGGAGTCAATCCAATAAAAGTATGATCAACGTATTCATCGCCATCTATTTGTTTTACAACGTACTTATACTTATCCTTTACATTAGACATTCTCTAACATCCACTCCAAATATATCTCTTCATTCAATATCATGTACCCATTACTGTCACCATACGTTTTAATATGCGTATAAACCTCTTTGGGTGCGTGTAGTTTTACTTGATTTGCCCACCACTCTACGGACTGTCGAGTAACGTGAGCATTTGTGCCATTTGACAACACAGCATGTGCCTCGTTGTTCGCAATACCAAGGTATACGAACCGCTCTGCTCGTGAGAATATCTGGTCAAATATTTCTGGTATCTGTTCCTCTGGTACATGTTCCATCACATCAGTTGACAGAACACCGTGGAATGAACCATCAGGCAACTCTTCATATTCTGGAATTGCAGGGTCATATAGAGTTGGCATGGGCCAGTCCCAATCATTGACCTTATACACATCGCCCTTCCCACAACCAAAGTCGAGAAGGGTTTCTGCTTTCGTGTCAAAAATTAGATCGTCTATATGTCGTTTGTGAAATTTTAGGGCGCCGCCGTTTCCATAATCATTTTGTTCTCTGTGGTATTTCTTATACTCTTCAATCCACCAATTACTCATCACGATCCTTTTTTATCTTCTCTATCTCTTTTTCAAGTTTATTAATTTTTATTTCTTTTGCTACAGAATCAACACCGCCCACAACTCCACTGATAATAGTTACGGCCAAACAACCATTAAGAACGAGAACTGATATACATATCAAGCTCATCTTGAGTAATATCGACGCCCTCAACGATTTCTTGATAGTTTTTGAGATGTTCATTTGCTACTGCTTTCTTTGATTGTCCATTGTACGCCACAGCATAGTGGTTCTCAATCATCCACTCATTTATCGTGGATTCTCTATCGTTCTTTCCATCAAATATTCTAAACTTACCAAGTATTCGGCCGAACTTTCCAGACTTATCTTTTTGAGTGATTAAAGTTTGAGTTGAGCCAGGTGGTAACCATGTCTCCACCATTTTCTTCGCTTCAAGACCAAAGACTTTCTCCACTAAATCTCTGGTGCGGCTCTCTGGCGTATCTATACCATGTAGACGAATGCGCTCTTTGTGCATCCAGACACCAAAACCTAAATCAATGTCAACGTCTACCGTATCGCCATCAACTACTCTTAAAATTTTACATCTGTACTCATACATTTCATACTCCAAATGGCACTTTATTACATCTAATTGTCTTTACAGGTGCCCCGTCAAATTGTGAAGATGCAAATTCTTTTAACTTATCCAAATTCTCATACACATGAGCGTAACAAATTTCTTGCGTTTCAAACAGTAATAGTTTACCATCATTATGAGTTATTTCAATTGCATCTTTTTCAGCAAGCATCCCAACCATCATTATAACCACAATTTGCCACATACTTAAACTCCAAAACTTTCCCCACATCCACAACTTGATGTAGACATGGGATTTTTTATGGATAAGTAGGAACCGCCTAATTCAGTAACATAGTCAACAACGCTTCCTAACACATACATTTCTGCCACTGGATCAATAACCAGCGTGTCATCTATTGGGTCACCCCACTTAACGTCTGGATGATCTGACTTCAATCCCCAAACGTACTGGAACCCAGCGCATCCCCCACCTTGAACAGCAAGTGATACATGATCATTGCCTCTTACAGAGTCCAGATATTTTTTAGCAGAATCAGTAATTACAATCATGTCTTTATTTATGGTTTCGGTGGATAGTAATCCTCTTCTAGATTACAGGGCTCTGTCCATTGTTTCTGCTCTTGCACTTGTAAGATAACATCCAGCCATCGGTTGAATAGTTCTCTTGACATTTTTTCATCTTCAGTTCGTGGAATACAGGCTGTACTTTCCACATCACCTTGAACTTCAACAGGAGTCCTCTCTGCCATACACTGTTCCATACTAGGTAATTTTACCTCGTATGTTGTACCTGTTACCATAGTGATAACCATTAACGCTTTAATCATACACCCGCTCCTTCTAATTCTTCAATTCGTTTTTCCATAGCACGATCCCATTCGAACCATTGCATCTGCGTGTTGCTGACTTGATGGATACAAAACCAACGCTCCGGACTTTAGCTGATCAAGCTCATCTCGTAGCTTATCGATGATCCTCTGCTGGTGCTCCCATGCCTCAGCAACCTCCGAGTCAATTGGATAGATACCGACCTCATCTGCCCATGCTTTGAGCTCAGCTCGTTCTTCGGGTGTTAGGTTATCCATCGAGCTTCTCCAAAATCTTCAACAAACTTAACAATCTCCATGAGCTCCTTCACGAGCTCACGACCGTAATCGGTGAACAGGATGCCCTGCTTCCAGACCTCAACCTCTGACTTCAGCAATTGCTTGGTCAGTATCGCAACCGAATCAGTGTTGACTTGCATTATGCAACCTCCTTATATTTGTCATACCAGTATTTTGACGAGTTACGCAACTCAAAGTTTGCGTCACGAACATATTCAAGAAGGTCATTGATGTAACCAGCTTGTTTTTCAGACCAGTCATCACCACGGTCAGCGATTTGACCGACAATCTCTTGAATGTAATTGATCGACGGGCATGTATCGCCAGGAACTTTGGGAGCTCCTGACTTTGCAGCGTTGATCTTCTCACGTTTTGCAGAAACTTTAGGCATCCTCTAATAACTCCTCATCTCTTGTTTCTAAAATCACAAACTCACCGAAATACTTGTCAAAGGTTCTGACAAGGTTGGTGTAGTCACCAGACTTCATATTGTTGAGGATAGCCTCATCAGAAACATAACCCATATCCTTGGCAAACCGTTGTGCATAGGCCATCAATTGAAATGCATTACCTTCTGGTCCATCCAGATTAATTACCGTTTTACCGCAATCATTTCTCCAGCGTATCATGACGCCTCCTTCAAAATTTCTTCACAAAGTTCTGCAATTTCCTCTCGCTTCAAGCGAGAACAAGCGTTTCGATAATCACCAACACGACTATTGGTAACACCCATCTTTTTACCAATAACTGCATCAGGAGCCTTACCATTGTCTCCGTATACACCAACAGTAGGGGTATCAATCACAGTTGCAAGATACTCCATCATGCGAGGGGTAACCTTCCAAGTTCGTCCAGTGCTTTCAAAACGCCGCATTCTGATTGTCTTCATTAAACTTCACTCCATCCAGTCATTTCACACTTGTACTTCTTACCACTCGACAACAACACCATATCACCGACACTCGTACTCCGGCAAGCCGTACCATCAAACATCTTGGTAATACCTTCGTTGGTCCACCAAGCATCAGTGATACTGTTAGTCTTCATGAAGGCAGTTTCCAACTTCTTCATGTCAGTGGCGCTCTTCTCAACGTCAACCAACGCAACCGTAGTGGGCCGACCACCTTCACCGACATGAATCACAGCAGCAGTCTCATACAACAAAGTTTTCATCAGAGCTTCTTTTTTACTAGGTTTCATAATACACCTCTTCAGTATAGTAACCAATCGGAGACAACTTACCAACGGCAGCGTTTATCTCATCCTTCATGATTGTGATGACATCACCACTTTCACATTCAACCATCACTTCGTCATTGGCACGAACACCAATAACCTCACCAAAAAATAGAGGAATCATCGCACCATAATTACCGATAATTTTCGTACCAACTTCAACCATGTCAACCTCTTTTGTCATCATCACTATACATATAGTACCATGTGGTACAGGGTTTGTCAAGGAAAAAATGACGCTTACTAGAGATAGCAAGCGCCAGTCCAGTTGATGGGATATCCACCACGAAGAATGTTACCCCGAGCAGCATTCCGAGCGGGAGCGTTCCAACCAGCGGCTTTCAGAATGTCACCCTTCTTGAACTTCTTGTCGTTGTCAACACCAACGACAAACGCAGCGACACTATTGTTGCAGACAATCTTGATGTACTTTTTACCATACCGAATATCAAATCCGTCAACATATTCGGCATTCATCTTTGCCGTAGTGTCCGATTTGCTGGGAGGCATGAACTTCGCATAGTCCTCAATCATCGCAGCCTTCATCTTAGAAAGACCAGACAGAACCGACTTAGAAGCGTCTTTTACATAAACAGTCATATCAATAACCTCTTTGTTTCTCACTATAACTAACTATACCATGCGGGAACGAGTTTGTCAACAATTATCTCGCATATTCCCGATATTTTTTG